TAGCAAGTGTGTAGATTTCTTGATAGCTTCCCCATTTTCTACCGAAATTCGACCTTTCATCTGTGCTTTCGTTGATTCCTTCGCCAAATAATTCGGGATAGCTTTTAACAACTCGTTCGTTAAATTGTAAAAAAAAACCATTGCACCCATTACAATTGATAAAGGCATATCTCTATATGCTTCGCTTCCTCTTGTACCCTCGTATTCTTTTATAGTATATTTACCTCTCCTCGATAATTCAATTGGTCTATACAGAACACTCATTGCTTTGTTCATTGTTTGCCAATCTGAAATGTACGTTGTAACGTCTTTATTTTCTCCATATGATATTTCATCAAGGTTTGGAATGAAACCCATTGAAACACCCTTTAATTTGAATTTAAGCCTATGCTTTTGTTCTTGTTTAAATAGCGAGTTAATATGTAATGCTAATCTATCAAACTCTGAACTTTTAATTTGTCTAACAACATTTATATTAACATTCAAAAAGATAGTTAATAGGTCTTCATTAGTAGGCTCTTCTATTAGTTGAAATTTCTGATACTGACCTAATGTAATGTCTTGTAGGCTTTCGGGGATGTTTAACTCTAACTTCATAAACATTAAACGCTTTAACTTAGCTTTTGTATAAAATAAAAAAACCACCCAAATTAATGAGTGGTTGAATTAAAAAACAAACAATTAAAAAAACAAATATAAAAATATATTAGTTGTGTCTTACTCTCTTTCCTTTCTTCCAAGCCTTTTCGATAGCTAATCTTAACTTAACTTGTTTCTTAGCTAACTTATTAGCCTTTCTTCTCTTTTGATTAGCTACTCTTACATCGGGCTTTAATCCCGTAAGCCATCCAACTGTGTTTACTTCTTGTTGACTTATTGCTCTTTCAATAGCTTTCTCGATTCTATTTACTTTATCATTACTCTGTGCGTTTGTTAGGTTAAACGCTAATACCATAACTGCTAATACTACTACTTTTTTCATAATTTATATTTTATTATTATTAATATTTACTTACTGCTTTAATTTTTAAATCAAATGTTTCTTCAAACCAATTGATTACTCCTTCTATTCTAAAGAAGTCTAAGGGCATTCTTCTTACTTTCTTTTCTCCTTGTGTGTTTATAAATGTGATTTTAAATGTGTTCACTATGTTTGTTTTAAATAGAGGGCTTTTACACCCTCTGATTATTTTCTTTTTGTTTAATATTCGTTAAAAAGTGTTTTAGAAAAAACATTTTTTGTGCCATCATCATTTAAAATTTGAACTGTTTTTTTAGTTTCTCTATCAATTTGTAGCTTATCGCCTTTTTCCCAACTAAAACCACTTACTCCTTGCCCACCACTGTTGAATGTTAATATTTTCATAATTCCGTTTTTATTTGTTTAAAGATTGTTTTGTTACTAATTTACAAGTGATTCCTTGTGCTTTAAGTTGTTTGTAATGTCTAAGAGATGTTGTGTAAATCATAACGTTGTTTTTAATTATAGTACAAACATACGGGGTCTATAATTACTGTGCAAATTTATTTACGAAAACTTTACGAAAACTTTTTTTATTAATAGACGAAGTAGTTACCTTTATTAGGATTGTCTAAGTGATATATAACATTATAACGTATGCCATCAATAGCGTGGTTAAAGTCATCAACGTATAATTTAGAACCTTTATCAGCGTAAACATAGTTATTTAACTCTTTAGCTATATTAGTTGAATCTTGTGTAATAATCAACTCATAGTCTTGCATTCGAGTAATAAAATCATAACGTTGTTTTTAATTATAGTACAAACATACGGGGTCTATAATTACTGTGCAAATTTATTTACGAAAACTTTACGAAAACTTTTTTTATTAATAGACGAAGTAGTTACCTTTATTAGGATTGTCTAAGTGATATATAACATTATAACGTATGCCATCAATAGCGTGGTTAAAGTCATCAACGTATAATTTAGAACCTTTATCAGCGTAAACATAGTTATTTAACTCTTTAGCTATATTAGTTGAATCTTGTGTAATAATCAACTCATAGTCTTGCATTCGAGTAATACCACTTTCTATTGTACCTTTCTTAACGGCTTGTATATTTACTCCACTATGTCTTAAGTCTTCAATTAGACGAGGCTCAGCACTATCGCCAATGATTAATTTATTACCCACCTTATCAAGAATTATCTTAGCTAAGTCTTGACTTTTTAATCCGTTACGATAAATATGTTCTTTAAGATAAATCTTTTTACGCTTCTTATCAATAGCTACTTCTGTTAATGTATCAGGGTCAATCGAAAAACCAAAGTCCATACCACAAGAAGTCTGCAAATTATTAGGATTAAAATCTCCTATGCTCCAATTATCGAACACAACACCTTCTGCTTTATCTAACCAACCTCCAAGTATTTTATGTTTGTATTTCTTTGGGTTGTTATTCTTAATAGTATTTATTTGTTTTAAATAACTTTCAGATAGGTTATCTACATTATCTAAGTAAGTTGAGTGAATATAGCACACATCATCTTTAATGCCGTTAAAACCTCCCTCTACACCTCTATCTTCAAAGAAGCGTTTGTATATCCAATGTTCCTTCGTTGTTGGATTCAAGATTAAAACAATTCTATTCTGTACTCCTTTTTGTCTTATACTTAAATCAATTGTATCAAAAATATCTTCATCAACTAATTCTTCAGCCTCATCTAATACCCAACACGATACGCCTTGCAATGATTTAAGAGATGCTGTTTGGTTACCACTCGCAGTTTTAATTCCTTTGAAAATAATATCTGATTTCGTAGATGTATTTACAACCTCTGATTTATTGATTGAGAATATTTTATCTAAGCCTAACAGACCTATCTTCTCTAAGAACTCGGGTATAATAGATAAGTGCGCTGAGACCATCGTATAACGAGTAAACAGCACTCTAAAACCCGTAGCCATTGTTAGCAGAGTTAAGAATACTGTTACCCCAAAAGATTTTCCACTTCCTCGTTATCGTCCCCCCGTTACAACATAGTAACGACAGTCACTATTGAACAAGGGCTTATATTTTTTATCTAAATTCATTTAATTAGTTATCTCCTCCGAAAGTTATTATCGGTATGTTAATAGATTCGTCATTAGTAGTTACATCAACTCTTTGCTGTGGCTTACCGTAGAAGTATTCAAAGAATAATTTAACAGCCCATTGCTCGTTATCTTTTACTGCTTTAGATAAAGACTTTAAAGCGTCTGCGTTCATAGGTGTTAAGTTCTCTATAAGTTTTTGTTCTTCTGCTTTAGACTTACGCCCACATCCCTTATTGCCTCCGTTGTTCTTTCTTTTATCCATAATCAAAAAAAATCAATATTGATTTAATAGTAAACGCTTTTTCTATCGTTTTGTTAAATACTCATTGTACACCCTCTCTAAAGAATTAACAACATTTCTAACACAACTACCACAAGATGTATCTTTTTGTTTCTTACTAAAGATTCTGTTGTAAATCTTAATTAGTTCTCTACGCTGTTTAACTTGAACTCGTTTTGTGTTTAATTCAAAAAATGCTTTCAGATAATTAAACTCTGATTCTTCTAAACAATTTATATTTGTGTAATTAAATATTCTATTTAGTATGCTTTTACGTTTATCACATCCACAGTCATCTCCAAAAAGAGATTTAACTACTTTTTTAATGCCCGTAGCTTTTGTAATCTTCTCAATAGAATCTCCTAAACCTTTTGATTTTGCTTCGTGGTTTGCTTTCCATTCTTTGTACTCACGAGTACGCTTATCTCCTTTAAATTCTTTCATTATTTTATTTCGTTTTTATAGTTATTATAGTCATCTATTAATTTCTCTTTTATTCTACCTTTACAGTCTTTTAAAGTGTTAAAGATAGATACCCAACTTATATTAGTTTCAGAGGCTATTTTTCTTATTGATAACCCCGAATGTCTATAAATTTCAAACATCTCTCTATCGTACCAATGCCATTTGTTAATCTCTTCGTTTATTTTTAAAGTTAACTTATGATACTCTTCGTTTTCTTTGATGTTATCGCTGTCAATTAACTCTATATTTGAATCAACAAACATCTCTTCAATTGGTATTTTAACAACCTTACTTCTTTCTCTAAAATAAGAGACTAAAATAGAGCGAAGTGTTAGGTAAATATAGAATTTATTTAACTTACCTTTGTCGTTGTAAATGTTATAATTCTTATTATAAATTTTAAGATACATTTCTTGTACAATGTCCTCTGTGAAATCATCACCTCCTAAAGAGCGAACCATTTTAATCCATTCTTTGTGATGTTTAGCTAATTCTTCTAACATAATTTTAGCTCGTTTAAGCGATTATTATTTTTAATTGATACATACATATTACTTTTTACTTTAAATTGATTAAAAGCGTCTTAAATAGCTTTAAACTTCATTTAAGCCATCACTTCCAAACTTGTTAATTAAATAATCAAAGACAACAGCAGTTCTTTCAAGTGAGAATGTACCACAAGTCGTAATAACTTCTACACTATCAAAAATAATGCTATCTTCGGTTAGATAATAACCTTGAATAATTTCTGTGTCGAAGTTGATAGGAATGAACTCTTCTTCAGCTTCGGCATTTAACGATAATATTTTAAATTTTATTGATTCCATATAAAACAAATATACAAAAAAAAAGAATACAAAAGATATTTTTAATTAGTATTTTTTTATTATTAATTTATATTTCTATTTCTATTTCTCT